TTAAGCCTCCCTTGTTGATAACCAGAAGCAACCAAGTTCTTCGTTCCAGTACGTCTGGCATCGATCGAGCGTTGCCCCAACTTTGCTTGCTGCATCGAATGCAGTCTTGATTGCTCCGACGCCGTCGTTGCAAATCAGATGAGCAATCGGATGCAATGACGGTACTTCCACACCACGACTCGTCCAGTAACGCTTCTCGTTAAGTGTGTGTTCCGCGAAGTCCTTGGTGATGTATTTACTGAGATACGACGCTAGCTTGTGCCGGAGGCCTTTCTCTCTGAATGGATTCCGCACGTCGATGTTTCCGTTGTTTTCTCCGACGATGCTTCTCCATATCGATCGCAATACTCGATAGTTCTGTCGTCCTTTCACTGCGACATGCAGGTGCCACGCGCCGCGCTTCTGACGTTCGGCCACCGCGACGTACTGAAAATTCTGGACCTTCCCAAGTCGTCTCCGCAGTGCGTCGAAATCCTTCTTCAGTCTCGCCTTATCCACCATGTTCTCTCTGTAGGTCAGCGTAATCATCCGATCCGCACCAATCGCCTTGCAGCGAAGGCGCACTTGCTGCTTTGCGCGCTTCGCGGCATCCATGAGGTTTTGTTCTGTGTTCTCAGATTCACCGCGCTTGGCGCGTGGGAGAGCGCTGAGCCGTTGCGCGCCCATGTATCGATCAAACCGTGTTGCCGTAACCTCGACCTGCCCATCGCCGAAATTGCGCCCACGAACCACCCATTCCCGGCGAAACGCCGAGAAATCTCCTATACTCTCGTCGTGCATTGCAACTTGTCCTTGTAATGCTGTTGTACGAGCCCCGAACCGTTGCAGCGGCCGGGGCTTTTTCTTTTTCAACGTCCGTGTGTCTCTATCTCTCTTCGCCCTGCTACTTATGTCCCTTGTACGTTGAGTGTCCCTGATATAAATCTAGGCGCGCTTCGCGCGCCCGGCTGTCCTCGCTTATCGCTGCGGGCAGGCGGCCGCACGAAGCACCGTCTGCCGCTATACGCCGCACATTGTTCTGCATGGGTTGCGCCGTCCCTTGGCCGTCACAACCCATTCAGAAGTGTCGGGTGGTGTAGCCCGTGTAAAGGCCGCGCCGCTACGCGGTCGGCTACGCCGAGCCTTGACACAGGCGCAGGCCATCACCGCTCCGATACGTGCATGTCAGATCTCGGGCGTGCTTAGATACGCGAGACCTGCAACACCAGCACAATGTCGGAGCGCGAAGCCGACACGATGCGCCCATCCATGAACGACGGCAGCCAGCGAATGCCGCTGCTCACGGTCGAGTCCTTGCCCTGGCTTAGTCCGCCCATCACCACGACCTCGCCGTCCTGAAGCGTCATGCTGGTTTCGGACTTACGTGTGTTCTTCGTCGGCGAATTGTTGACGCCGGTACTGGTCTTCTGAAAGTCCGAAATCTCGAGCGTGACATCGGTGTCAATGACGCTGTCCTTTACGGTCGGCACCACGTCGAAGATCACCCCAGCATCCTCGTACGTCACTGATTGCACCGGCGCACCGCTCGAAGTCGGATACGACACCGAGCCGATCACCGGTACCGACTGACCGACGTTCAGCCGTCCATGCTTGCCCGACGCGACTCGCAGGTTCGGCGATGTGACCACGTGAAAGCGGCTGTCCGAGTCGAGTGCCGCGATCGCCGCGTCAAGGAACCCCGTATGCAGCCGCAGCGCGTTCGCATTCTGGTCCACCGTACCCGCACCGAGCGAGATGCCGAACCGTCCACCCAGAATGCTCGCCGCAAGCTGAAAGCCGTTCGTGCGATCGTTCTCCGTCGAGACCTCGTACACCCATGCCCGGATCGCTACTTCGCCCGTCTTCGTGTCCACCTGCGGCAGTACCGACTTTAGTGTCGCGATCTCCTTGGCCGAACCGAGGAACACCATCGTGTCCGACGACTGATCCACCATCGCCGCCGCTGACGTAGGCGGTGCGTCCGAATGCGAGCGCGCAGCCGCACTCGCGGCAACCGTCCGGTTCATCGTGAACTGCCCGTTAAAGAGTGGTTGTACGAGCCGCGCAAGATAGTCCGCTGTCCGGTACTTCGGCACGTACACGTATACTTGCTTATCCGGCTCCTTCTGCTCGTCGTCTTTGCGCTTGAATACGTAATCGACACCGTTCTTCGTCACGACCCCGAACCCGAGGGACGCCAGAAAATCGCCCAACACTTCGCGAATGTCGCCCTTGGTTCGGTCGAACCGGAACGATACCGTTCGCGTGTCAGCCAGCACCTCGGGAGCAATCACGTACTGCGACTGGAGCATGTCCGCATACACCAGGTCGACTACCTGCGCGACGTTCACGAAGCGAAGATCCACCGACTTCGCGTTGCCCATCTTCAGCGGCACAAGCGGAGGCGCGGCCGGGAGATCCGACGACACCCCGCCAGGCGACGGCACAGACAGCGACGGCGGAAGCGGCGGCAGATTCGGCGTCGAGGAGGGCGCAGGCGACTCAGCCGCCCCGGCTGCGCACGACACCAGCGCAATAACCGCAGCCCACCTCATTTCGTCACTCCACCAAGACTGCTTGGCACCGCTTCACCCCCGCCAGCCGTTGGCCTCGCCCCGGAAAATGTCGAGACCTGCTCGCCATCGACCGTGCCAACCCGCACCACGCCGGTGTTTTGGAACATTGATGGGCTTTCCATCCGCAGGCGTCCCGCACCATCAGCCAGCACGACCCACGACCGCCCCGGTGCGGTATAGCCGCCAACGATTCGCCAGTGATCCGAAAACGACGGCTTGGAGCCGCCGCCAGAGACACCAGACGACGCATGCGACACGGCAGCACTGGTTATCGAAGCCGAGACGGGCACTGCTGCCGTCGTGCCATGAGCGGCCCGATGGAAGAACGACCACAGGAACCGCACCGACACAATCGGCATCACCAGCATCACGCCAACGATTAGCCACAACCGCTTATTGCGCAGTACGTTCTGCCGCTTGTCGACCACTGCCTCCTTGCCGCCCACGCCCGCATAACTTTTGTACAGCGGGAAAATCTCCTTACTGTACTTGCGCACGTAGGTGCCGACGCGCGTCTTGCTGTTCTGCTTCCAGCCCTCGTACTGCTCGACGCGATAGCCGGACGATAGCCCGAGTGATTTGAGCTTGTGCATGCGGAACGACAGTTCCACGACCGGCTTTACTTTGCGATGCAGGTCGCCAATGTCCTGCACCATCAACACCACGTCACAGGCAACGCCGGTAGCCGGATGCGTGAAGTGCCGGTGCATGCGGAAGAACGCCATGTGCTCCTCGGAGATCTTCTTGTCCGACGCCCACAGCTTCCACGCCTCATCGACCACCAGCAGATCGCCAGGCTGCACAAAACCCGGCGTGACGGTCGCCCCCTCCGCTGACTCCTGCTCGACCGGAAAAAACGCTGGCTCGCTGATGTCATCGGTGCGCACGTGCACCACTGCACCAAAATGCGAGCCATCACCGCGCCCCTTGTTGACCAGGAACTCATGAATGCGCTCCTCGTTGATGCCGTCCACGTTGGTCACGACCCGACGCCCGCTGGCGATCGCATCGAGCAGCGGACCCTGCACGACCTCATACGACTTGCCCGAGCCCATCACGCCGCAATACGCATTGATCGCCATCGTGTCACCCGATGATCGGCAAACGGCGGATGATGAATCGCGTCACGTATGCCGACACAATCAGAGGTGCGCCGTAGCTGAACGCGCACAGGTCAAGGAAATACCAAACGTCGTTGCCGATCGAGCCGAACGCGCCCGCAAGCGACGCTGCTGACGGCAGCACATTCGCCGACTGCAACAGCGACACCGTCTCGGTCACAAAGAAATACAACGCGAAATACAGGAAGAACTTCGCGATCACCGAACGCAGCAGGAAACCGAGCGCGACGTTGGCCGCTGATACCAGAATCGCAAACATGCCGCCTCCTTACGCGCGCAGCACGATAAACAGCGCAGCCAGCGTGAACATCGCGGCAAACGCCGTATACATCGCCGTGCGATTCGATTCCGCCAGATTGCACTGCGCCGACAGCGTGAACGAATGTCCCAGTACCGTAAACGACGGCTCTGGACAGACCGCATTGTGCGCAGGCACCGCCCACTGTTTCAGGTCGGGCAGCAGGTTCAAGAGCGGCGAAAGGATCATCGAAATGGTCGGTGTGGACTCCAGCGTCGGCGATTGCGCGCCCGGATCAGCGCCAAGATCCACGGAAACCTTATTGACCACGTTGACGTTCGGTGTGTTGACCACATTGACGTTAGTCCCGTTACCCACGCTCGGACTGCTCCCCGGATTGGGCGCAGAGGCATCTGCTGGCTGCACGGTCGGGCTAATAGTCACGGTCGAAACACCCGGATCAGTCGCAGGGCGGAACAGGTCGCCGATGTTTGGCACGGCGGTTGGATTAGCCTCCGCCCAAGGCAGGACATCGTTCGCCGTAAGCGGCTGCGTCACCGAGTACGGCAAACCTTGATAACCAGGCTGATTCGCAGCCTGCTGCCACGTCTGATTCGTGAGCCGCGCGAGCGTATTGGCATCGAGTGGCTGGGCAACCGAGGACGGCGACAGATTCGGGTAGATCTGAGACAGGTCGTTGCCGCTGATCGGCTTCACGCCCGGCCCGATCGTCCAGTTCGTCAGCGGTTGTGTACTGGACTGCATCGAGTAAATGCAATTGCCGTTGCTATCCCATGAACCACAATGGTTGTACGTCGTCGTTTGCGTCAGGGTTTGTTGCGTGCCGTCTACGTTTGGCTGCCAGAACACATTCACACTAATAATCTGATCCGCACCATTCGGCGGTGTAGACATCCCGCTTTGGGCGCCGTACGTGGCCATATACTGCTGGAATTGCTGAACCTGGGTGAGCGTGTTTGGGATCATCTCCATATCGCCGACGACCCAATCGAAGTTCTTTTGCCCGCTCGTCGGTGCAGCCGGAAGCGCCGAACATGGGTTACCGGGCATACACGAAGACGTGTGATACACCGGAATGCCCATCGACGCGGCCCACGTCCATGGATTCACCATGTTTCCCGCCCCGGGAGCGGGCGCAGGCGTGCCCATGTACCCCGTCCCCACGCCTTGCGGGAGCGGCTGCTGGGCCGTGATCGTCTTACCATCAAATGAGCGAGACAGCGACACGCTGCCCGCATACAACGCCGATCCCGCAGCAAGGATGCCTACCCCCGCCGCGATTGTCAGCCACACCGGTGCACCCGCGAACCCTAGACCCACAGCAGCCCCCGTACTCACAACATTAAGCGCCGTCGAGACCTGCCCCATGCCGGCCAGCGTTGCCGCGATGCGCGGATCGTTTGCCGCGAACCCGCGTGCAATCGCTACGCGCGAGATGATGGCCGCCTCTGCTCGATTGATGACAAGGTTCTCGACCGGCGCAAGTAGTGCCTGCGCATGTACAACGTGCGAGCCGAACATGCAGCTCAGCGTAACGAATAGAACCGCATCCCTGACACGCATCAAGACTCCTTAAGTCCTACAACTACGGCCCATGCGCAGATCATTCCGAACACAAACATGACCAGATACCAAGCACTATTCGTATCCATGAAACCGCCTCAGTGAAAACGGGGGCCGCAGCCCCCGCGATACGTGGCCGTGCAACCTGAGACTTATGCGCCTCGGACCATGCCAATCAGGATCTTCGCGCCCTTGATGGCGATATACACCGTGATCAGGGTGGCCGCGACCGCGAGCACGCCGGTCGTGACGGTCGAGAAGTCGATTCCGCTCGTCAGGGTCGAGAAGTCGGGGCTGGTCGTGGCCGCTTGGGCTTGTGTCGCACCGGCGCACGCCGCAGCAGAGCACGCGGTGAATTTCAACAGCCGTTGGAACTTTGCTTTCATGTTTGCTTTCCTTAAAAGAGCGGTCTCACCCGCGATATTGAATTCAGGCGCGCCGAAGAAAATTGACGATTGCGCCTGCTCCGTGGCTTACCAACCACAAACCAACAATGGTCGTGAACGCCACCCCCCAAAAGCCAGCCGCTACGGTGTAATCGAACGGCTGCGCTATCGAGTTTATGTACCCCGCACTATCCGGCGAGAGCACGTAAGCTTGCTGTTGTTGAACTCGGAACGCTTGCCCGCCAGCGGATGGGCATAGCTGTTGATCTATCTCGCTTGACTGATCACCTGGCGACAGCGGGATGCAAACGAGAATGCCCTGGGTCGAGCCGGCCGGCATAATCGTTATGCCGACTTCGCATCGGGCTTCGGCTGCGCTCGCGCCGGGCCGTACGGAACCAGCGACACGATCCGCGGCACAAGGCGTCCGGCGTCCTGTCCGTTCCCTTGGGCCAGCGCAAATTCGGCGAGGTAATCACCCGGTTGGGTGTCTGCGAGGCTCTGGGGCAGGTTGATAACCCCGACCACGATGTTGGTTCCGTCCGACGAGGATTGTTCGAGGATTGATTGCGCCTCGCGAATCACCCACGGACGCCCGGTTTTTGCAGACGTGCCGCTGCGTTCGTTGATAGCCAAGATGGTCAGCTTTTGCTTCGACGTCATCGTGTTTCTCCCGATTTTGGTTCAACAATTCAGTTGGTTTTCACTCGCAAAAATTGCCTGTTGGTTAATGTTTGTAGAACAGTGCGAGTGCGCACATATTGCAGAAGTGACGGCTTATAATGGGTCGCAAAATACTCAATAGAGGTTTTTTGATACCTATGGGACGACCGAAAAAAGTAGCCGAAGCACTTGGCGCACAGGCCGAATTGACCCAACAGTTCGTCTGCGCAGTCGAGGCGCATTGCCTCACGCAAGCAGCCGCAAAGGACTCTCAGCGCGAGCCGGTAATCGTGCGGATGGGGAAGGTCAGCGCAAAGGAAATCGAGCGTCTACTCGGTATCACCGAACCCACGGGCAGAACGTGGAACGCATATCGCCGAGGCGACAGGGCATGGCCGCTGCCCACCATCGAGCAGAAGATTCGAGTTGCAGTGCGAGCGGGATTGCTATCTGCGGAGATGGCGTCGGTACTTCAGCGAAAGATCCGGCTCGTCGCGATCGAGGATACACAGCTCACCATCGATCCGATTTTCGAGCAGAGCGATTCGATCGTGCAGCATGCGCTTGCTCTTGCTGAGTTCCACCGAAAGCACAACGGCGCGGGCTATGCGTTGGACATGTTGCAGCCACTGCTCGACTATGCCGAGCAGATTCGTGCTGAAGCGATGTTGCAGGCTGCCTCGATGGAAGCATTCGATCCGATGCCGCCCGACATCGACATCTGAACCAATGCGTCGCCCGAAGCGCGACCAAATAACCTCACCGGGTCCGACGCTACGCCAAACCAGGGTGCTTCGGCTACCGCGCGACCAAATAACCTCACAATGACCTATTGGCGGGGCATCTAACCCCGCTGCCTGGCGTGCGACCAGATAACCTCGCGTGTGACAGACCGGTGAGCGCTGCCAGGGGCATGTGCCTGGGCGACCAAATAACCCCAGACCTCGCATCGATTGGCGACAGTCAAAAAGCCTTACCCGGGGGCGCGACCAAATAACCTCACGGAACAGCGGCGTTGACGGTGGCGATCAGAGGCGACGCGCGACCAAATAACCCCAAGCGCCGAGTCGCACTTGCTGCATGCGCGTCAGTGCGGTAGTAATGCCTGACCCACACGCAGGAACTACATCATGAGTACAGTCCCTCTCCCGAGCTTTATTTCTGAAGGCGACTCGAAGACGGTGGATGCGATGCTCGCGTTCTTCTTGTATGAGTGCCCGTCGAGCATGATCCCATCACGGGACGAAGTGGCTGCATGGGCGCTCGCCTTGGCAGAGCGGGGAGATGAGTTTGCCGGTCACGCCGAGGCGTGCAGGAAATGGGCCACGGGGGAGGACTAGGCCTTGCGTTCTACAATCCAAAATTAGATCGGGCCAGGACGCGCTTTCGCAGGCGGTTGTTGCAGCGTCTTTGTAGATCGAAAAATTAGATAAGTGACTGATTTATTGTATATTTGGTGGAGCTTTGTAATCATCAGGTGGCGGGTTCGAGTCCTGCAGCCGGCACCAAATCCGAAAAAGGGTTACGGAGTTTTCCGTAACCCTTTTTTCGTTCATGGAGCCGCGTGCCGCGATGGCGCGAGCACCATCGTCATCCCCCTTTTCTCGTCACACCCGCGTCACGCTGCGCCGCTAACGTTGCACGCTTCCGCCGCGGCAGCATTGTCGCGATCGGGGTGTACGTGACCGCGTCCGACGCCGTGTCCGCGTCGCGCAGGCTCACCCGGGATCTCGCTCCCGCCAGCGCATTGGCTGCTGCCTCGCATCCATTCCATTCGAAAACGCGATCGACGCCGATCAAACTGCATCGCGTACGGTCAGGAGACACGAACCATGCTGAGCCCGCATGAATTCTCGATGCTGCTGCGCATTGCACGTGCGCCTGACAGTGTCGACCTCGCGAACCCGGCCTTTGCCGTGCTCGTGGAAAAGCGGCTGGTCGACGACACGCAGGTCCGCGTGAATGAGGTAGCGGCGCGCCCGGCGCTGACACCGATCGGCCAGATGCTGCTTTCCCGCTTCGACGAGGCGGCCTGA